CCTACAGCGCGGCCAGCAAGGCCGACATGGCGGCATATTCCGAGATGTCGCCAAATGCCCTGATGATGGTCCACTGCGTGTCCACTTATACGGAGGGGAACCACAGCGACCTGGAGCATACGGCGGAGGTGCTGCGGACGGCTGACAGGGCCCTGTGCAGCGCCTACGTGGACAAGAGCGGGATGACGGAAGAGGAGGCCCTGCAGATGATGGAGCACACTACATGGCTCACGGCAGAGCAGGCGCTGGAGCGGGGGCTGATAGATAAGGTCATGTTCCGGGATGAAGCCGCGGCACCGCTGGTGGCAGGCCCGCTGTTCTCCCTTCCCACGAGGGAGCAGATGGAGAAGGCGGAAAAGGCGATGAAGGAGGGGCCGAGGGAGCCTGGAGGATACCTGGAGGCCAAGGCCAGGCTGGAATTGTTGAGATTGAAAGGAGAGGCAGTATGAACAGAAAACAGTACGAAGCGATGCGGAGGAGACTGATGGACGAAGCCCAGGGGCTCCTGGATGCCGGGAAGGTGGACGAAGCGAATGGGAAGATGGAGGAGGTCAGGAAGCTGGATGAACAGTGGGACTCAGTGGCCCAGGCAGCGGCGAACCTGGCGGCGCTCAACGGCACCCAGACGGCGGGGAATCCGATAGGGGCCATGGACGATGCCTTTGGAGGGGAAGAGGGCTCCGGCGATGAGGATTCGAAGGTGAAGGCCTGGAAATCGGAAGAGTATAGGAACGCATGGGCGAAGCATCTTATGGGGAAGCCCATGAGCGACAGCGAAAAAGATAATTTCCTGCTGGTCAATGAAGCCTATACCCATACCACGAAGAACACCAGCATCGTGATCCCGGAGACCGTCAGCAAAGGAATCTGGGAGATGGCGGGGGAATACTACCCTTATTTTGCGGATGTGACGAAGACCTATGTCAACGGGCTGCTCACCATGATCCAGGAAGATACCTCTTCGGAAGCAGGATGGTACGAGGAGGGGACGAAGACGGAGGACGGGAAGGAGACCTTCAAGGAGTACACCCTTGGCGGATGTGAGCTTTCCAGGGCGATTACTGTATCCTGGAAGCTGCGGGAGATGGCAATCGAGGACTTCATCCCTTACGTCCAGAGAAAGATGGCCAAGAAGATGGGGGCGGCTGCGGGATATGGCGTCACCCATGGAGCCGGGGAGAAGGCAGCGTCCGGCAAGCCGGAGCCTATGGGGACGGTGACGGCGCTGGAAGCGGAAGAGGGCACCCCGCAGGTCGTGGAATATGCCAGGGGCACTGTGCCCAAGTATGACGACATCGTGAACGCCAGGTCCAAGGTGAAGTCAGGCTATGGCGCGGGGCTGGCAATCTATGCGAACTCGCATACCATCTGGAACAGGATCGCCATGATCCAGGACCAGAACAAGCGCCCCCTGTTCGTGCCGGATGTGACCAGCCAGGGGCAGTTCCGTATCCTCGGCGTCCCGGTCAAAGAGGACGATTCCATGAAGGACGGGGAAATCCTGTTCTCCAACACGGCGGACGGGTACCATCTGAACGTCAACAAGGAGGTCAGCATGATGACGGAGGACCATGTGAAGGAGCGCACCACGGATTACGTGGGGTATGGGATCATGGACGGGAACGTGGTGACCACCAGGGCGCATGCGCTGCTGAAGGAGGCCGCGGCTTCCGGAGCCTGAGCGGCTGCCGTCCATGGATGGAGGTGCAGGACATGATAACGGCTGAACAGGTGAGGAAGAAGATGCGCATCAGCCATTGCCGCATGGACGACGACATCGCCAGCGACATCGAGGCCGCCCGGCTGGACATGGGCCGGGTGGGCATCGACCCGGGAGCGGACGACGCCCTGGTGGACAAGGCGGTGGAGCTGTACTGCAAGGCGCAGTTCGACTATCTGGGCAAGGGGGAGCAGTTCCAGGGGCATTATGAGAGGCTGCGGGATGCCATGAGCATGGCAGCGGAATACCGGGGGGATGCAGATGCGGGATGAAATGATATATTTCGCGGACATGGTGCCGGATGCGTCAGGGGGAAAGGATCCCTATGGGGATCCGGCCATGGAGCTGAAGCTGTCGGATGCGGTATTCGCGGAGCTGAAGTCCATCGGCCAGAGCGAGTTCTACCAGGCGCAGACTGCCGGAAAGAAACCGGAGATAAAGTTCAAGCTGACGGACTATATGGATTACCAGGGACAGAAGTACCTGATTCATGAGGGAATCCGGTACACTGTCCTGAGGACGTACCGGACTTCCGGCAATGAACTGGAGATTACATGTTATGGAGGTGTGAGGGATGCCGATTCCACCATCAGTGACAAAAGTGACTAAAGACGGAGTCGAATTTATATCCAGTGTCGACAGGGTGAACTACACCATAAAGGAACTGAGCCGTGCTGCCCTGAGGGATGTGGGGAAATTTGTCTGCAAAACGTTCCGCCAGTCGTTTTATGGACATTTCAAACGGAGAAAGGGCTTCGTTGGAAGGTTTACCCAATACTGGGTAAGGCATAAATACGAGGGTTCTCCTAGCCTGCAGGTCGGTGTGAAGCCAAATGCTTTTTATGGAGGCTTCCAGGAGCTGGGGACGAGCAAAACACCGAAGCTTGGTTTCCTTTCCTCTGCGGTACAGGATAACATCCAAGAGATTGTTGAGATTGAAAGCCAGTACTTGTCAGCATTGGAAGACGAAGCACGGGCGCTGGCTCTGATCAGTGAGGAGGAATATCAGGGGGGCGGTGAGGAATGAGCGATGGCCTGAAAAGGGAGCTGGAGGCGCTGACAGGGGCATATTATGAGGAGGCTCCGGAAGGGAAGGGATACCCTTATGCAGTCTTCTCGGTGCAGCGGCTGTCAGATGAAGGAGGGAAACAAGGATACAGATTGGAAGTCAATGTCTGGGATCAGAACGAGTATTATTCCCGGGCGGAAGGCATGATGGACGCGCTGGAGCAGAAGTTGCACCGGTGCAACCACATGACGGATGGTTTCCTGATTCGGATTTTCCGGGGGAGCAGGCAGAACGTCCCGGATCCGGACAGGACAATCAAGCGGGTGAGGGAACAGTTCGAGATGCAGGTTTTTGAAAGGGAAAGGTGAAAATGGGCAAGAAAAGGAGTTTTTCTGGATACACGAAGAAGACGCCGGAGCACCTTTTGTTGGATGCAGGCGCTTTTTTTAAGAATTTCATCCATGAGCCGGGAGGCACGGAAAACGATACCTATGATTCCGCGGTAGCGGCGGGGAAGCTGCTCGGGGCCACCCAGGGAGGCGGGGAATTCTCTGCAGTCCCGTCCATCAGGCAAATCGAGGTGGACGGTGTGAAAGGGCGGGCAAAGGGGCTGGAGACGATCGATTCCTGGGAGGTATACATCAAGGCGACCGTCTTGGAGGCCACGCCGGATTCCATCAAGGCCGCCCTGAGCGCTGCGACCGTGGATTCCGAGTCGGATGAGGACTATGATGTCATAACCGGGAACGCGGAGATTGAGCTGGACGACTACATAGACAACATAACCTGGATTGGGACGCTGAGCGGCAGCAAAAAGCCGGTGATCATCCAGGTCTACAATGCATTGAACACGGACGGCCTCAAGCTGACCGTCAAGGACAAGGGGGAAGCGACCATACCGGCGACTTTCTACGGGCACTATTCGCCGGATGACCTGGACAGCCCGCCTTTTGGTATTTTTTACCCCAAAAAGGAAAACGTAGGGACAGCCTGAGGGAGACAGGGGACGGAGGTGCATATCCATGAGAAAACTGAATACCGGAGATGTGTTCAAGATGGCGCGCCTGATGAAGAGCAGCGACATCCTTGGGATCATAAAGGAATCTTTTGCAAAAGGAAAAGAAGAAGGGGCAGATGCAAGGCAGGTGGGAATCGACTTCATAAGCGATGTGCTGTGCATATGTTCCGAGGAAAGGACAGAGGCGCAGTTATATGACCTGCTTGGCGGCGTATGCGAAAAGAAGCCAGATGAGATTCGTGACCAGTCCCTGGAGACGACGGTTGCGGATATCATGCGCATCATCGAGGAGAACAATGTCCTAAATTTTTTGAAGTCAGCATCCAGGTTGAGCGGGAAGATACGAGGATAAAGGATCTGCTGCTGAAGCGGTATGGAGGAGGCGCGAAGGAAGTCTTCTCCATGCCGTTTTCTGACGGATATGAATTGATCCGGTATGCGCTGGATGCTGATGTGGAGGACAGGCTTTTCCTACGGTGGTCCATCTGGTACCAGTCGCAGATGGGGTTTGAGGAATTCAAGTCGAGCGTGGGGGCTCCGCGGTACCAGGTACAGAGGGAGGCTGACGCACGGACGGCAGAGGAGATACTTAAGGATGTCAAAGCGATAATTGGGTGATGGGATGGAGATTTTCAAGCTTTTCGGATCGATTTTTGTGGACTCGGATGCCGCGGACAAGAGCATAAAGAAGACAGGGGACAATGCGGAGGGCTTCGCTGCCAGGCTGGGGAACGGCATAAAGACAGCGGCAAAATGGGGGGCCGCCGTAGTGGCCGCAGCTGGCACTATCGCCGTTGCGATTGGGACAAAGGCGGTGGCTGCAGCATCTGAGTTTGAGACATCCTTTGCTAAAGTGAACACCCTTCTGGCCGATACGACGGATTTGGATTCCTACAAAAAGGCCATCATCGACCTGTCCAACAGGACAGGAGTGGCGACCGGTGAACTGTGCGAGTCCATCTATTCGGCGATTTCCGCAAGCGTGGATCAGGCAGATGCCATAGATTTTGTGGCATCTGCCTTGAAGCTTGCGGAAGGCGGCTTTACGGATGCGGCCACGGCTGTCGATGTCATGACGACGGCCATCAACGCTTATGGACTGAGCGCGGATGATGCCGCACAGGTCAGCGATTACCTGATAACGACACAGAACCTTGGCAAGACATCAGTAGGGGAATTGGCGTCCAGCCTAGGGAAAGTGATACCGATTGCGGCCGCTTACGGCGTCAAGATGGACGATCTGTGTGCCAATATGTCCCTGCTGACCAAGAACGGCATCGCCACGGCAGAGGCTGTCACCTATACCAAGGCGATGCTGAATGAGCTGGGGGACAGCGGCTCGGCAGTCAGCGGGATCCTGAAAGAGAAGACCGGCCAGTCGTTTGCGGAACTGGAAGCCGGGGGCATGTCCCTTGGGGATATCATCGCAATCCTTGGCGAGAGCGTGGACGGGGACACGTCAGCGTTCAACGAGCTGTGGTCCAGCTCGGAAGCGGGAGTCGGTGCCCTGACCCTGCTGAAGACAGGTGCGGAGGAATATAACAGCACGCTCGGAGAGATGCGGGAATCTGCCGGTGCAACGGAAAAGGCCTATGAGAAGATGCATGACACCTTTTCCGTGAAGACGGAGCAACTCAAGACGGTCTTTTCGAATACGCTTGCGGAAATAGGGAGTACCCTGCTGCCGTTCGCGGACGGCGTGCTCGACTGGGTAATCGGGAATATGCCCATCATCCAGGGCATCATACAGACTGCCGTTGATGCGGTACGGTTCGTCATTGAGTCCTTCTGCGCGGGTGCGCAGGATGTCTTTGGCCGTATCAGGGATGCGCTTGGAGAGACGGGGCTCACCTTTGACGACGTGATGGCTGCCATACAGGGCATTTTCGAAGCGACCTGGGATTTCCTGGTGCTCATTTGGGACAGCATAGGCCAGCCGCTCCTGGATCTGATGACAGGCGCTTTCGGGTGGCTGCTTGAGAACTGGACAGTCATAACGGGAGCGATAGAGGATGCCTTTGACTTGCTCTGGAGCATAGCGGCAGGCATATGGGATGCATTTGGGCAGCCGCTGTTTGATGGCATGGCAGACACTATGGCATGGCTGTCCGAACACTGGGGAGAGATTGCGGACACCATCCAGGACGCATTCGGAATCCTATGGGATTTCTGCAGGACGATCTGGGAAGCTGTCGGCCAGCCGATGTTTGACCTGATTGGATTTGTCATTGAGGAGCTGGCTGGGCTGTTCAACGAGCATCT